CAACTTTTCCACATCCCCTACTACTACTACTACAACAAGTTATATATAATAGATTATGTTTGTAAATACACGTGCGTGCGTGCGCGTTTCGCGCGTGCGTGCGCGTGAGCGTAATTTAGCCTATGATTTGCCTCGTACCTCGGTAGCCCCTACAAGGGGCGTACACGAAAGGGGTCTCCCGTGGCGACAGGAGACCCCTTCTTGTTTTTATGATGCTTTTAATTAGCCGTGGATAGCTATGAAGCTTGGGCGTGGGCCTAATCCTTATCTTGATAGGATTAGGCCCACTGACACTATAACAGCCCTCTAGCTTTTTTAAACCTCTGCTGTTTTGTTGCTTCTTCCACCTTTGCCTCTTGTTCGATTGTCAGCCCTGTATTGCTCATTTTGAGCTTTAGCGCGTTGATTGCGCTTGATTGCCTTTTGCGTTTCGTTTCCCACAGATCTTCCGGATGCTCACTTTCGTACTTTTTATCAAAGTATCGTGGTATCGGTCTTTTTTTGCCGTTAAAGTATAGTCCATCATCTGTATACATCTGTTTTTTGTGGCTTGTGTAATAGTCGTAGCCTAAACCCGGATTCCTCGACATACAACAATAAGGCGGCGTTAAGCCTAGCTCCCTATATCTTTTGTTGTCGTTACTATATGTCTTTTTGGTGACGTATCCTGCCACATAAGCCATCGTTTCTGGTGATGCCTCTGCTATGATGACATTGCCCATGCCCCAGATTTTGTTTATCTCTTCGCTCTCGAAGTACGGATTATCACCCCTTTTTTTCTTGAGGTCTGGAATCTCCAAACCATAATAAATGCCGTGGTGATGCGGTCTGCCCGTGTTTTCGCCGTATTCGCCACAATAAAAATATCTCAGGTCTAAGCCCCATTTATCGGACGTTTCTTGTTTTTTGCGTAGGCGCTTGTTGAATCGCACCATGTCCTCTTGCAGTAGGATTTGTACCACTTCCGGCGCGTCTCCGGTCGTCCACTGGTGTGTTGCACCTCTTATGATTTCGCCGGTTGCTCTTACCATGCCCGGCACGTACTCTTGACTCCATGTTAGTGTCAAAAACCATACCGGCGACAGTGTTTTTGACTCCATCAGCATCCTTGTCTCCCAATCCTGCCGCTGTCTGAGTCTGCATCCCAGACATTTGCCACATGGCAGTAACATCACGTCTGTCTTGTATGCGATGCTCTCATATGTTGCTGTTGGATTGTGCGTCCTTTCGCGGTACGTTTCTAGCGTCATGATGGACCCCGTTATATTGTGGTCGTTTGGATTGTATACTCTTATGAGTGGTCTTGCGCAACTCATTTAAAACTGCCTCCTTTGCTCCCGCCGAAGCCGTCTTTATCTCTCTTGCCACTTGTTGCGGTTTGTTTGCCGCTGTTGTTGTTTTGGTTGAACCATTGACTTAAATCCGGGAAGTCCGTTTGATAGCTGTTGTAACCGCTACTGTGCTGCTCTCCGTGCGAGTCTGTCCATGACCAGCTTTCCGCTTTGGTTTTGCTGTAGTTTGCTACTGTGCCGGAGATTGTCGGCATACTGGATGACTGCGTCCCGACGCTTGGCGCGCTTATGCTACTCTGTCCAATGGTTCCTTGTGCTCCGCCCGGTGTGCTTGCTCCGCCTTGCTGATATGCGAGTATTGGATTCAATCCCGCTTTTTGCATGTCGGCCATTGCTCTTTGGTAGCTCGTGTTACTCATACGCTCCTGCCATGCCCTGTTAGCTGCCGCTTCTGCCGAGTTGTAGGACATTGCTGCATCCTGCTGGATGCGATTATAAACGCCCTGTTGGATAGCTCCCAGAGTGTTTAAGCCCAGAGCCAAGAGGCTGTTCTTATCGTTTTGCTGACTCTGCATTCCCTGTGCTTGCTGGCTTTGTCCAAGAAAGTATTTGGCGAGTTCTTTTGTTTGGTCAACATTTACGCCGCTTTCGCCGGTCATTGTTGACCCGCTTGCGCCTTGACTTGTCTGGTATCCGCTTGAGCTTGTTGCTCCGCTGCCGGATGTGCCTTTGAGCGCGTTGAAGATGCCTGTTCCGGCGTTTATGAGTGTGCTCACGCCGCCCAGTAATTTTGCGCCTGTTGCTAGTGCTGCTAAAATTGACATATACTAAAATAGCCGGGTTTTGTCCCGGCTTCCTCCTTTCTTAATGGTGGTCGATGAGTCCTGGAATACTGTAGACCGGCATACATCGCGTTGTTTTGTTCATAAAGTAGAAGTCTGCAATAAAGTCCGGCTGAGACTGTACTGCAAGAGTCCGCTTCATTTCGGCTTCGCCCTGTTCCATCCAAGCGGTGCTCAGAGTAGGCAGTGCGTTGTAGTCCTGTGCATAGTGCCATGCATCGAGACTCTGTTGTGCGTTGCTTCGGAACAGGCCGGTAACCTTGCTCGGCTTATACCGATAGTCGGCCCATGCTTCTTGATAGCCGAATGCTTCATCGTCCTTTGCGTTGCCCTGTGCATAGATCTCCTTGTTGAGAATAGCTTGTTCGCCGATGTTTGCCAGTACCGGCCAGTAGTAGTCATATCGTCCGGTGCGGCTCCACATGCGTTCGATACCCTGTTGATAGGTCTGGTCGGTTCGTACCACTGCGAGTCCCATGATAAATCCGTGTTCCGTAAAGGACTTGGTAAACATAGGCTTGTTCATTGTGGTCACACTCAGCGCCGCCGTGTTGCCCTGCGGGCTTGTGCTGTCTGTGCTTGACGTCTGGATAACCTGTGACACGTTGATAGGTAGCCTGTAGCCTCCCAGATACTCCGGAATTTGCATCCGGCTGTCCGGTGAGATAACTCCAAAGTGCTCTCTCAGAACTTCGCGGTATCTCGTGCCGCCGCGTGCGTCTTTTTCCAGCAGTTTCTGTATCTGGAACGCCTGTCTCAGCTGGTTGATGGTTGTTGCGTTTATTTTGCTTAAGTTTGCGCCGATGTATGCTACTTCACTTGTTTCGGTTCCGTATTGGTTGCTAAACAAATAGCCATCTGTTACGACACCATCCATTAACCCGTTTTGCCGTAGCATTGCTTTTTGGTTGCTGCCCCATCCCCACGGATAGCTTACATTGCCAGTCGATTTGTCTTTTAGCCAGCCGGCTTCTTTTGTCATATCTTTGTCAAGATATGCTTCGATTGGTGCGTTGCCGCTAAGTGGTAAAGTAATCGGCTCGCCTTTCTGAGGCTCCGGTAAAGCTCCGGTGTAGTAGTCAAACACCTTCGCCGCTTTGAGAGGCTTTGCCAACGTGATGGCGCTGTCGTTGGTAGCGCTGCCGTCGTTTTTGCCGGTTGTGGTTGCGTCTGTCACCTCCACGAGTGTCGGCTGTGTGACGTTCTGGTTTCGAAACCACTCGTTGTAAATAAGGCCGTATGCGCGACCCGGTAGTGCACTTACGCTTATGTTCTTTACTTTGGTAGGCAGACCAAGATAGTCTGCCAAAGTTCCTTCTGCCCAACCTTCTGCCGGTGCTGTGACCTGCGGGATGCTGTATTCTGTTTTAGGCGTCCATGCGGTTTCTTTGTTTTCGCCCATAAATTCTTTCCAGTGCTCCCACAGCAGTCTGTTCGGAACGAAGAAGAAGTAAAAATCACAGAAGGCATTGTCCATTACTGGAAAGATTGGCGTTGCCATACGCATGACACAGGCCATGTCGATTTCGTGCGTATCTCCGGGTAATACCTCATCCAGATAAATTGGGATGAGTTCGCCGGTGTTAAAGGTGGTTTTGTTGTCACTGTTGCGCTGAAATCTGCTTCGGCTTACTCCTACCTGTGGATTTTGTGCAAAGTTGTATTCACTGTTGCGGTTCACTCTGCTTCCTCCTTTTTCTTTGTCGTGTTTTCAGCCGGCTTTTCTTCCTTTAGGAGTCCCATTTTATCGGCCCATTCTGTTGTGCCGTAGGCCATGACGTACTTTTCCACGTCGTTGTCCCATTTGTTTTTGACTTCGATAGGCAGTGCTTCAAACTGCTTCTTTGCGTCCTCTATGCGGTTGTACCATGTGTGATAGTCCGTCGGTACGTCGGTGATGTCCACCATCTGTGCACTGTTCTGCCATTCCTGGCCGCCCAGCGTCGTCGGATCGTAGGTTGCTCTTTTGATGATGTTCTCGATTTTGGTTTCCTCCAGTCGGCTTTGGATGAGTGCATAGACGTCGTTTTCGCCGGTTTTTACCAGCTCTCTGCCGGTTTCGGTTACTTTGTACTCGTATTCGGGTTCGTGTCCGTTCCCGGTTAGACTCGTATGTCTCACGTGGCCGCTGTATGCGCTTCTGAACTCACTCATTGGGCTTTCCCTCACATACCAGTGCTTGTGTGTTGTCCATGATCTTGCCGGTTTCGTCTTCCATGGTGCAGATGTAGTACAGCCCGAAGTCTTCCGGCTTGACGCTGATAAAGCTGTCTTTGTTTTTCTGCTGGCTCTCAAAGAGTCTGCTTGCAACAGCGTCGTTCTGCTGCTCGAAAAGTCCGCTGCAGGACTTGGCCACTTTGTCATAGATTGCATAATAACGCTTCAGCATTACAGTCTGGTGCCTCCCCTCATGTTCTTCGGACTTACGTTGACGGCCTTGGTCTTTTTTGCCGTCTGGGTAAAGACTTTTTTGTCCTTACTGCTGGTCATCTTTGTACGTTTTGCCATTGCTTTCGTCCTCCTTGTCGTGCAGCGCGTGATAAATCGCGTCCAGCTTCTCTAGGATCTCCATCATGATTTTGATGGCGTTCTTAACATCCTTTACACTAATGAGTGCCATTGTTTCAACTCCATTTCTGCCTTTTGGCCTTTGTATTTGTAGATTTCGTCTACGATGGCTTTCGCCTCATCTACAGTATATGCTTTCTTAAGCTGTCTGTAAAGCTTTTTGATGATGTATTCATATTCATCTTCTGTCTCTGGTCCTCTGTATCCTTTGTGTAACTGGTAGTATGCGTGATTGTCCATTTTTGTCTCCTTTATATTATTTGGCAGTCTTCCCAGTCTTCATCGGCTTTTTTAATTCTTTGCAGTACCCAGTGCCACGAGTCTTCGATGTACTTTCCGTGGATTCGGTAGGTGTATTTTCCTTTCTCCACTTCGTGTCCAGCTTCCAGATGGTTTAGTTCTTCCTTTGTAAATTTAGGCATTTTCATTTTTGCCGCCTTCCTTTCTTTGGTTTACTTAATTATGTCATATTTTTGGGATTTTTTCAATAGGTCATGCGCTAGGCGCGGTGCGCCGTGCGAAGAGCATGACGTGACTTTCCGGTTTTGCTCGCCGGACGGCCTTTAATAGTTTTCAACACTTTCAACACTTTCAACAGGTTTTCCACAAAATGTTGCACAAAGACTTTTGTGCATATTGCTACACTTTCAACAATTCAACAAGTTTTCAACAAAGTTTTCAACAATGAGATTTGCTTATTTTTTACGTTGTTGCGTTACAAATTTATACTTTTCAACTTTTCCACATCCCCTACTACTACTACTACAACAAGTTATATATAATAGATGATGTTTGCAAATACACGTGCGTGCGTGCGCGTTTACGTGCGTGCGTGCGCGTGAGCGTAATTTAGTCTATGATTTGCCTCGTACCTCGGTAGCCCCTACG